AGAACTAAATGATCTAGAGTTTTCACCATCTTCTGGTGGAAAATATCTAAGACCTGAGTGTAAAAGTTGTGCAAAAAAATTAGCAAAGCGTAGAGAAGAATTAAAAAAAGAGTTTGGTTATCCTAATAGTGATTATGTTTGTCCCATTTGTTTAAAAAATGAAGATGAATTAAAAGGAACAGGGGGTAATGCAAGTATATGGGTAGTAGATCATAATCATGATACCGATGACTTTAGAGGACACCTATGCCATAATTGCAACCGTGGTCTCGGTGTATTTCAGGACAGTGTTGAAAGACTAGAAAGAGCAATTAAATATTTAAGCACCAGTAGCCAAGTTGGTTAAGGCCCCGAACTCATAATTCGGTTATCGTAGGTTCAAGTCCTACCTGGTGTACCAAGTCTCTGTGGCGCAACGGATAGCGCAAATGGTTTCTACCCATTAGGCTGCAGGTTCGAATCCTGCCAGGGACACAGTGATATAATAGATTAAAACAAAGGGGTAATAGTGGCAAAGATAGTCTTTTTGGGTAACTTTGAGGTTGAGTATAGCAGCGAGAATCATCATGCTAAGTCTTTGGAGTCTCTTGGGCATACCGTTGAAAAACTGCAAGAGCGTGTAGCAAGAACTGAAGTTATCCTACATCATGCATTAAACAGTGACTTATTTATTTGGGTACACACTCATGGCTGGAAGACTACTGGAAAGATGACAATGGATTCAGTATTGGCCAGATTAAAGAAGGCTGGTGTTCCAACAATGACATATCACCTTGACTTATGGTTTGGCCTAGACAGACAACAGGATCTAAGCAAAGATAACTTTTATAAAACAATTGGACATTTCTTTACAGTAGATAAATTAATGGCAGATTGGTTTAATGAAAACACAGAGGTAAAAGGACACTTTATTCCTGCGGGGGTATATGATAAAGAATGTTATATCCATGAAGACTACAATAAAGAATCTTTTGAGCACGATATTATCTTTGTTGGAAGCAAAAGATATCATCATGAATATCCATACAGACCACAGTTAATAGAATATTTAAAGAAAACATATGGAAAAAGATTTCTTCACGTTGGTGGAGATGGAGATACTGGAACTGTTCGTGGTCAAGAATTAAACAAGATGTATGCAAAAACTAAAATAGCAATTGGAGATAGTTTGAATATTGGCTTTAACTATCCATACTATACAAGTGACAGACTGTTTGAAAGTACTGGTCGTGGTGGATTTACTATTTACCCTCGCATCAAGGGTCTTGAAGAATACTTTGAAGATAGTAAAGAAATTGTTTTTTATGAACATGGAAACTTTGAAGATCTGTCAAATAAAATAGATAAGTATTTAGCAGATGATGAAGAGCGTGAAAAGATTCGTATGGCTGGACACGAAAGAACAAAAACAGAGCATACTTATTTAAATAGATGGACAGCAATAATGAATGAGTTAGGGCTTTAATGAAATATTTAGTCTGTCTGCCATTTCGTGTGCAAGAGTTTCGTGATAAGTTTATGTCTAATTGCAAATTAGAAAATATTTTAGAGATTGATAATACAGTTAATAATATAGGCATAATGGCTAGTCATAACCTTGGCATCAAAAAACTTTACGAAGATAATGCTGATTGGCTTATCATTATGAGTGCAGCAATAAGGTTTGGTGATAAGGGTGGATTGGATATTATTGAACATTTAGAAAAAACTGACGCTCAAATTGTAGAAGGCTACCAACTTTATGGTTGGCATTTAATGGCTTTTAGAAAAGATGTTATTGATACTGTTGGCGGTTGGGATGAAAACTTTACACCATATGGATATGATGATATAGATTATAGTATTAGAATTACAAAAGCAATTCCTAATGTTAAATGGGAAAAAATTTTATTTGATGTTTCAGATACCATTATGGGTCATAGTATTAAACTGGGTGGAGTAAAGTCAAATGATAATTTATTGCATCAATATTTTTATAACAAGTGGGGTCAATATCCTGGAGGTGGGTACAGTGTTGAGGAACTCTATCCAACTCCATTTAACTTACCAGATGTAGATTTTAAATACTGCCCAAAAGAAGATGACAAGAACCATGTTAGTTTTATTAAAAAAGTTAGATACGAAGAATAGGATGTTTATAAAATGAAAAGCATAGCAATTACTGGAGCAACTGGACTACTAGGATCACACCTGTCAAACTATTATTTGTCTCTTGGATGGGACGTTTTTGTTTTATTAAAAGATGAGCACAGTAGAACGCAGTTATCAGACAAGGTTAACAAAGTATATGGAAGTATCAACAACAAAACAGATATTGATTTCTTTATAGAAAAGTCAAGACCAGACTACTTCATTCATCTTGCAGCACAAACTCAAGCATATGACTCAATCAAATACCCATATAATACTTTTTACACCAACTTGGTGGGAACTTTAAATGTTCTTGAATCCTTGAGAGAATATAAAGAATGCAAATCAACCATAGTTGCCTCTAGTGATAAAGCCTACGGTGAACTAACTAAGGATGAGTACTTTGAGGATCATATTCTGAATGGTATATATCCATACGATGCATCTAAATCTATTACCGATATCATCTGTAACTCATACAGAAACACATATGATATGCCTGTAGTAACCACCCGTGCTTGCAATATTTATGGGCCTGGAGATAACAACATACAAAGACTAGTTCCTGGAGTTGTAAAGGCTCATAAAGATGGCGCATTGTTTACTATCAGAAATGGTGGCAGAGACATTAGAGAATACATTAATGTTGAGGATGTTGTTTTAGCATACGATAAAATCTTGTCTTATGGAGAACACATTAACAACATACCGTCATTTAACATTTCTTCTGGAGAGAGATATTCTACTTTAGAAGTATTTAACATCATACAAGATTCAATTGGACAAAATGTTAGACATGAAATTATTGAAAGCGATGGATTTGAAATTAAAAAACAATTCATGAACTCCTCTCTTTTGCAAGAAAAAACTGGATGGAAGCCACAACGTAATATGAAAGATAGCATGAAAGAAATAGTTAATTTTTATATGGAGAAATAAAATGACAGAGATGATTAAAAGTTTAATTAATGGTGAGTTTGAAATCATTCTTCCAGAGCATCGTGCTAAGAGACCTGAATGGTATGAGCCACAAGGATGGGAAAAGCCTAGGCTTCAGTCAATGCATAAGAACCTTAAGAAGGGCGATGTTATTTATTATGTTGGCGGAGAAGAAGGGGAGATGGTTGCTCTTTGTCAGATTTGGGGAGCAGAGACAGTAGTTTTTGAGCCAAACCCAAAGGTCTGGTCCCACTACCCGCTAATCTGGGAAGCAAATAATCTAGATAAGCCATTGGTCTGTATCCCAGGGTTTGCATCAAATGAAAACAATAAACTTACGAGAATCTACAATAATGAGTTTCCACCTGAGTCAAACTCAGTAATTGAAGCAGCACATGGGTTTAAAGAGTTACACACAGAGGGGTCTTCATATGGTCAGGTGACTATAGACTCTTGTGTTTATGATCATAATATCAAGCCACCTACCGCAATTACAATTGATGTTGAAGGAAGTGAGTGGGCAGTTTTAACTGGAGCAGAAAAAGTGCTCAGAGAATATAAGCCAAAGATCTGGCTGTCTGGTCATCCAGAGTTTATGATTATGTACTGGAATAAGTACCTCTGGGATCTTAGATATTGGTTGATGGAACTAGGATATAAAGAAACTTTGCTTGACTATCAACATGAGGTTCACCTATTCTATGAGTAATCTTATCTTTTGCCCACATACTGATGACGCAATATTTTCTTTAGGAGATTACCTAATTGGAAAGAATAACATTACAGTAGCAGCAGCCTTTGCTGGAATACCAACAGATGATTATGGTCGTAATAAGCATACGGTGCTAAGAAAAGAACATGATGAAGCCTGTAGTCTTATATGTGCAAAGGTTATAAATGGAGACCTACTGGATGATGTGTATGGTAAACAAGATAAGGCTACATTAGTTAGTTGGATCAAAAAGGTTATTGATGATAATGATACAAGCCAAGTACAAAGTTTAAATATCTTCATTCCCATTGGTATACATCACCCAGACCATATCTTTCTTAGCAACTCACTTTTTGAAATTATGGATATGTATAACTGTACATTTTTTGTTTATGCAGAATTGCCATATCGTATACTATATCCTGAATTGTTTAACGAAAGACTAAACAAGTTTAAGTCAAAATATATTTTAGATCAGATTGATATTGCATTTACTGGAAACAAAAAAGATGCTGTTGAAAAGTATCAGTCTCAGATAGATAAACCACTTATGGAAAAACTATTGGTTGAAGAAAACTTGTGGAAAGTTATAAAATGATTAAAGCATATCTTTTATCTTTTAGCGAAAACGATTGTGCTGCTGACAAGTGGGACTATGGATTGTTAAAAGAAATATTTACTAAATATAACATAGAGCAGATCAAGGTGACTTCTTTGCCACAAGAAGATAGAGCCATTGTTGTTGTTCCTGGACCACAAAACATCAAGCATGAAGAATATATTAATAAAGAAATACAAAATATATCAAGGCTTGTTTTATTTATTAATGGTGATGAAGAGGGTAGATTTGATATAACTAAAATTAAACATCCTAATGCTGAAATATGGGTTCAGTATCCATATGCTAAACATCATAAATTAAACAAACTACCTATTGGTGTACCCCAACATTTAAAAAACTTAGTTCCAGACTATCCTTTAAAAGATTATGATGTATATTTTAGTGGACAAATAACTCATCAAAGAAGACAACAGGTAGCAAAGGTTCTACCTACCCTGCCAAATGCCCTTTTTACCCTTACAGCAGGCTTTGCACAGGGCGGAGAGCCTAAAGACTACTACAAGGCCCTAGCCAGCGCTAAGATCGCTCCTGCCCCTGCTGGTGCTGCAACGGTAGATACCTTTAGATTCTTTGAGGCAATTGAAATGCTTTGCTTACCAGTTGGAGATATGATAAACTCAAAGGGTATATATCTAGAGTTTTACAAGGATGTTTTTGGATATGAGCCACCAACATCATATGTTTCTGATTGGTCAGAATTAAATACTTTAGTACCTCAGTTGTTAGAAAATTATCCACAAAATATGCACAATATGGTTGCTTGGTGGATCAAGTACAAGAGAGATCTAGGAATAAAGATTATGGAGCAGGTAAATGGATAAGAATGATATAACAGTTATTGTGGTAACTTCTGTTTTACCAAGCCATCCTAATACAGGAATACTTGATGAAACAATTAGACAAATAAGAATGCAACTTCCAGAAAGCGAAATAATCTTACAAGTAGATGGCCTTCGTGAAGAAAGACTTAATAGAAAAACAGACTATGATGAATTTAAAAGTCGTGTTTTATGGAAATGTTTGCATGAATGGAAAAATGTTCTACCAATAATATTTGATGAGCATAGCCATCAAACAACAATGATGAAAAAAACAATAGACTTAATTAAAACACCTATAATGCTTTATGTTGAAGGAGATGCTCCAATTACTGGTGACAGACATATTCATTGGGATGAATGCTTAGATATGTTGGAGTTTGGTAAAGCAAATACAATTAGATTTCACTTTGAAGCATCAATTCCTCCAGACCATAGCCACCTAATGCTTAAGAAAAAGGGAAACTTTTTAAAAACAATTCAATGGAGTCAAAGACCACACCTATCTCGTGTTGATTATTATCGTGAGGAAGTGTTGCGAGTTTCAGATGAAAAAACTTTTATTGAAGATAAGTTTCATGGAGTTGTTCAAGATGATGGCTGGATCAAACATAAACTTTGGATATATCATCCAGAGGGTGACATTAAACGTTCCTATCATTTAGATGGACGTGAAGGTGGTAGAAAATTTACAACAGATGATGATGCTTGGGGATATAAAGAATGAGATTGGGAATTATTGCAAGATCAGATAATAGTGGGCTTGGCAACCAGACAAGAGAACTTGTAAACATGCTTAATCCAACAAAGATTATGCTTATTAATTCAACATCTTTTAATAGAAATAAACAGCATCCAGAGTGGTATGAGGGATATGATGTACAGCCAGTTAGAGGCTTTCCTAGAAATGGAGACATAACATCTTTTCTTCGTGGATTAGATGTTGTATTAACCTGTGAAACATTTTATAGTAATCAGTTTATAGACCTTGCTAGGCGTGTTGGAGTTAAGACTGTATTGCAATATAACTATGAGTATTTAGATCATTTAAATAGATCTGATTTTGCTTTGCCAGATGTATTCCTTGGCCCTAGTCTATGGAACTTTGATCATATGACTGAGTTATTTGGTAGTAAAACTAATGTTACCTATCTACCGCCGCCAACAGACCATACATTGTTTGATAAAGTAAGAGATAACAACCTTTCTAAAAATCACAATCGAATACTGCACATTGGAGGAAAGGCTGCTTCTGAAGATAGAAATGGTACAAATTCTGTAGTAGATATGCTTAAGTATGCGGAAGAAGACTTTCAGGTTGTAATCAGAACGCAGACACCGCTAGATATAAAGTGCGATGATCCAAGATTAGTAGTAGACAATACAGATTCAGAAAGCCGTGAGAATATGTATGATGGCTTTGATGCAATGATATTGCCAAGAAGATATGCTGGACTATGCCTGCCTATGAACGAAGCGCTTATGTCTGGGCTTCCAGTATTTATGACAGACATATCTCCAAACAACAAGATTCTTCCCCCAGAGTGGCTAGCGAAGTCTAACAAGATTGGTATACTTAGAACTAGAGCAGTTCTTGATGTACATAATGCAGACCCTAAAAATCTTGCAACAATTGTGGATAATTATATGAAACAAAAATCTAAGATTGAAGAAAAGAAACAGGCTTTTGAAATTGCTATGAATAACTTTGCTGCAGAAAACTTAAAACAAAAGTATCTAGATATTTTAGAGAAATAAAAAAGCGGGTCCGAAGACCCGCCCTTCTATGTAAGATAAACTTACTTTTTTTCTGCTGGCTTTTTTGCAGCCTTCTTCTTAACTACCTTTGCACCCTTTAATGCTGCTGCAACATCTGCTTCAGCAGGCATACGTCCAAATGCCTTGTCATTAGGATTGACTGCTCTCAATACTACGGGCACGATGGCTCCAAGTAGTGAGTAAGCAAGTGTTTCTGGATCTGTTACTCCAGATGCATACATTGCCGTTGCTGCACCAAGAACTGATCGTCCGTATGATGCTAACATATTCTTCATTTTTTCGTTCATTATTCCTCCTAGGATATAACCTTGATTAGTATAGCGTAGCCAGCCCATAGGCCTATAATGCCTGCTACCCCTGCAAAAACAGGTGGCGCTGGAACTGGCAATTTGAATGCAGCAAAAACTAAACCACATCCAAAACCTGTTAGTACTGATAGTACAATGTCTTTCATTTTTCTCCCACTATATATTTTCTGTGATGATTTTCACAGAAGTCTACGTATCTTGTTTCTGTCATTGAAAGTATCTTTGCCTCTTCAATGCAATCTTCTATCTCACATACAGCATAATCATATCTAATGCTATCCTCAAACTTTTTTATTTTGGGGTACATTATTCTTTCATTCCGTGATCTTGACTTGGATTCTCAGGGTGATCTACTGGTGTTGGTGCTGTACAAAAAGCACCACATTCATTGCATTGCATGTCTAAATGATACATGCCAACCATATATGTGTTTGGATCAAATGAAACTAATGCTCTAAACAAGGTACCGCCACAACTTGGACACTCACAAGTTGGAATGCCTCTAGCGTCTATCATCGACTTCCTCTGGTAGCAACTTCTTTAAATCTTTGTAGGCAGCAGAAATTTTTTTCATAGAGTGATAGTGTGGGTAGGCATCTCCAACAACTCCATACTCATCAAAGTACATTATCTCTGGCTCAATGTCTCTTATAAAATCTTCTAATTGTTTTTGCACATCTTCGATGTATTCAAATGCCCAGTCACGAGAATCAGAAAGAAACTTAATAAAGTTTTCTTTGTGTATGTCCTGCTCTTCTTTGCTTACTGGTGACTGAAGGCTTGCCTCAAATGCCTCACGCATTGTAGCATTTAGCATAACCATTTGTGCAAAAGCCTTGCTAACTACTTCTAGTCTTTTAAGAACGGCATAGTATGCAATAGCAAAAGACACGGCAAATAGGCTGGTTACTATAATAGCAATTCTCATACTATTCCTTTTCTCTCAATACTATTGTATCACTACTGGCATTATACATTTTTTTAAAGTCTATTCCTGTTATTTTTTGGTATTCTTCTATGGTTCTTTCTGATCCTACTCCATAGATACCGCTTTCAATACCACAAAAAATACGCTTTTGTTTTTCTTTAGATAATACTTCTAGTTCTTTCCAGGAAATCTCTCTTAGATTTCTATCTTTCCATATCTTGCTGTATCCCTCACGGGTATAAAAGTGATAAACAATCTTAACACATGGGGAGTATATATCCCATCCCCTAGTCCAGGCTCTTATTGCAAAGCACAACTCTTCACCAAAAAAACTAATCTCGGGATCATAAGGAATATCTTTTATTATATCTCCAGTAGTAAAAATAAATCCTGCAAGAATTGTGGTTGATTCTTCTGGCATATGCTTATTAGATAACTCAACTCTTTCAGCAGTCCAGTCTCCACGCTTTGTAAGCATAGGCTTTTGTTTTGTGGGATATGGCAACTGCTGCTTGGACTTTTTGATTATGCTTATCTCTTTATTTGGTTCAACATAAAATGGTGGAGGAAAATGTGACAAAATAATTTTATTATTGTTTGATATCTGTTGTGCTTTTTTATGTTGTTCAATACACAACAAGTCCCAACCTTTTTCAAATATCGTATGTGAATCAATCTGTAAGAAATAATCTTGTCCAGAATACATTGGCATAATTTGTGCTCTAGCGTAGCCAGCACCCCTTGCCATCTTAGGATGTATCTTTCCTAAAGTTAGATTAGGTACCCAGGACAAATCTGGCTCATACTTGTCAAACTCTTGAAGAAAAACACCAAAGAATAGTTCCTGTGGATTGGCGGCATTATCTAGCGCAGAGTGAATTGTTCTTTCTAATTCTGGATCTCTATAACTAGCAATAGATATAAAGATTGTCACTTCTTTACTACCTCTCTGGTAACTAAAACAATAGCGCCTTCCATTTCAAGAGCATTCTTAAGTTTTACAACATACTGCAATGCTTGAATCTTTTCATCATGAACTAATCCAGCAAAATGCTTTTCATCTAACTTAATAGTTAAAAAGTGTTCATTGTCAATTATGTTTACACCAAATCCCTTTGGCGGTATAACTGAATGAAAAGCCCTACGCATTGCATCTGTGTACATTATTTTCTACCCCAAGATGTTTTATTCCATATTCTTTCATGAACATAATAAAGAATAAAGTTTACAAAATTTGTTAATAATGTTCCAAGCCATGCTACGCTTAACTCGCCACTAACTATATAGATTGATATAAAAGTTGTTATAAGTGCTACAATTCTCCAAGTTAAAGACTTTACAAGCGATCTTGATTTAGATACTATCATGGCAACAGTTCTGGCCCTGGTCCTGTCTGAATTTTTGCACGAGTGCCCTGCCAATAGATCTTTCCATCGCAGGCAATATTCATCTTTTGATCATTTTCGACTATGCTTGACTCACCGTATACATATCCATGTATCTCAATGTGACTAGCAAGCATTTCTTCACCATCAACAATAATTCTCCACTTTAATGGACCACCATTGTTTTTAGTATTGTACCTAATCTGAAAATGTTGATTTGGTTTAAAGAACCATTTTTTAAATCTGTTTATCATATACCCATCTCCTTGCGCTTTTGTGTAGCAGAAATAGCATGAATATCTGCCCCTAAATCTACTTGTTCAATCTTATATCCTACATCACGACCATAAACAATGTTGGTAATATTGGGTAATCTTAATACTAGTGCACCATCCATAAATTCATCCTTGGCAATATATTCCTTTACCTGATCAAACTTAAGTGGATCTTTATCACTTGTGTTATAGGTATTACGAACACCAAGAAGCACTTGCTCAGTTCTTTTGCCAGCCTCCTTATAAAGGGCGTGGTGGCCTTCGTGCCATGGCTGATACCTACCAAGCATTAAAGTTGTAGGTGCAGACCAATCGTGCAAGCCAAACTTTTCAATAATACGAGATGCCTTTGCTTCTGCATCTAAGTTGTGACTAATAAAAGAAACATCAGCATTGTCTGGTCTTTCAAACATTTTGTTAGTATCTTCGAATCTACCCTCTGCAATTGTATCCATAAACACTAAAACATCTGGCTTACCAAATGCTGCACGAGTTAACTCTGTTGGACAAATAAAGTCTACAATGACTGGTGCAACACCCTGCTTAGAGATTAATCTTGCCATCTCGCCCATGCGACGAGCCTGCTCAAGTCTATCTTCTGGTGCAAACCCCAAATCAGAATTAACTGTCGCTCTAACCTCGTCTGCATTAAGATGAATAGCATTGATGCGCTCTTTTAATGCTTTTGCCAATTCTGTTTTTCCAGAACCTGGCAATCCAATAATTTGTATAATCATTCTTCTTCTCTCTTCCAATGTAAATATGACTTAATATATACCGCTGCATATGCTAATGCAGAAAATATAAAGCCGTATTGATTAGTTATCAATGCATATGCTATCCAAAGTATTTCATTAAATAATAGTACAAACCATCCCCAAATAGTCTTACGACCAACAAAGAAGATACCAGTTACTCCTATTACTGCTAATACCCATGACCACATATTATTGCTCCATTGTTAATGATTGCCAAGTCAAAGACCACTCTTGCTTTGATCTATGATTATTAAATTCTCTTGAGATTTCTCCACCTTCTAGATAGATACCGCCCCAAACTCCCCATTCTTTTCCAGATACCCCTACTGCAAAACATCTCTTTGCTACTGGACAAGTCCTGCATATAGAATCAACAAAGGCTCTACTATCAGGCTTTTCTTCGTAGTCATCAAAGAACATGTTTGTATCAGAACCTAAGCATTCTGCATCATCTTTCCATAGATGTTGTTTCATGCTCAACCTCTATATCTGTTTGGAATATCCCATCCGTTACGAGTGACCTTATAAACTCTTTGTAGGTACCAAAGACCCTTTACTCTCACACCGTTAACGGCGGTACGTGCAGAATCAGATCTCTTTAGATCTACTACATCCCAACCAACCCAAGAAAGATTGTTGTTTACTTTTACAATCTTCTCCATTTTTTCTAAACTTGTTACTATCATACTTCCCCCTTAGTATCTAAAAATTCCAACTTCAATGTTTTCTAATTCAGCCTTAGCAACCAACTTAGAAGGTGTTTGCTTTGGATTACACAAAAATGCAAAATAATTTACATAAGACATGTTCTCTTCAACCCATTGACTAGGAACTTTATAGTATTTAATTTTCTTTCCTCTGGCCTTCATGCCACGCTCAGAAAGATTTGAAAACTCTGAAACCATAGAGTTTATTCTTGTAGGACCTACTGAATAAATTGCAAACTCTTGATCATCTTCTTTCATGCCAGATAGGGCGACACCCATAGCACGAATGAATACGCTGTAGTCGCTAAAGTCATTCGTTCCCTGAACTACCACTATCATTTTGTATTCCTTTTCTTAAATTATCCAATATAAAAAGCATCTTGTCAATGTCTTTTTTAGACATAGTTGATATGTCTACTGGTTCTGCGGTAGGACTAACAATGTCTCCATTATCAGTATCAGCAGAATAAAAAACATTATCTTTTACCCAATACGCTTTGCTGTCTATAACAATAATCTTGATCATAGTATTAGCAGCATGTTTTGCTGACTGAGACTCAATCTTTTCTTTATTGTTTAGTTTTTTAGGAATAAGAGTTCTAATACTTTCATGAATATCACTTTGTCTATACTTGATATTCGTTAAAGTCTTTGAAACTTTATACCCGTTTAATCTAATTATAGACCAAGCAGCCAACAATGTCAAGCCGATGGCTAAAAAGTATTCCATTTTTACCTATTATTCAGGTTTTGTTTTTGTTATTTTTGTAGCAGGAACTGGTTCTGCCTGCTGAATCATAACTCTATTTAACTTAAGTTGTGATTGTAGCAACTGAAATTCCAGATCTGATGCCTTTTGTCTATAGAAGTTAACTAATTGTTTAACTTCTTCAATGTTCATGTCTTCCACTGCCTACCCCTTTCTAAAACTAAATGGGCTACCTACCCACGCTTTGTCTGCCTTATCTCTTTCTCTTTCAACAATGGCACGGCTCCATGCAAACCCTGCATCTCCGCCCCATGCTTCCCACATAATTCTTCCATTAGAAGGAAACTCTGGACCATCGTAAAAACCTTTACCTTTTTTATCTACTTCATGACGAGAGAAGAAAGAAAACATTCTCTTAACAGTATCAAGAGACATGGGTGAACCATTAACAATATCTGTTGCTCTACCCCAACCTACTGGAGTACCAGCGCCAGTTGCCTTTCCATCTTCTTTCCACTTCAAAGCACGTCTTGCTGCGGCTTTCATTCCAGCATTAGGTGTGTATGTCTCTGCCATTATTTATCCTTCTTTGAGTGCTTTACTTCATATGGACCAAGAATAGATTTGATTGTGCCATTTTTATTCATACGAACAATCATTCCATCTTTAATTTGTGTTGAATTAAAAGATTGTGCTTTTCTCTTTGGCATTACTTTACAAATGGATTAAGATCAAAGATTGATCCACTCCACTGCCCCATGCCTTTTGTTGCGTTGTTGCGCCAATCTTCAGGCAACATATCTGTTGCGTTAAGTGCACGAGCACGATTAATGATGTGCATCTTGGCCTTGTTATAATCTTTTGCACGACCAACTGATCTAATTGCATTCATTAGGTCTGCACGATTACCAATTGGAAACGATCCATCAGGCATTGCTGTTCCAGCACCTGCCATTCTTTCACGACTTTCCTCAGAGAACTCTCTTTTTTCCATTTTAAACACCTCCGTTAGCGTTGCTGGACCATTAATTTCTTGTCCAAATCCTTCAAAAACAGACTTCTTTGTAGATCTTGGATGACCCTTTGGAAATAAATCTAAGTCAAAAGGTTTTCTAGGAAATCTTCCTCTTAATCCAGCCATAAAAGCATTAACTCTTCCCATAGCCCATTGCTCTGCACTAGAGACAGTTCCACGCACCGATGAAGGATTAGTTCTGTATGCTCCAATACCACGGTTGTATACCTGTCTTAGCGCTCCTACGGTAATTCTTTTATCGCCTTCTTTATTCTTATTATACTCATCTGCCAATTCTTGTAGTCTTGCTGAAGAAACTTTTTCCATCTCTTCATCTCTATCATACATTTTTTCATTATCAATTGGCTCAGAAGATACTCTCAAAGAACTAAAAGGTTTTACAACACGTCTATCGGTTCTTGTTCTTGTGCCACCTTCATTTGTTGCATAAACTCTAATAACTGCTACTGGATTATCTGAAGATGCTTCAACACTTTCATTTGTTCCAGGAAGTTTTACTGTGCCAGATCTTTCAACTCTTTCTACAACACCATGTGCAGATTCTGTTTTGTCTGGTGGCTTTGGAACTGCAAAG